TTCAGCAGCTTCTTGCGGATGTCGTCGGAGCCCTCGAGGCTGATGCGCTGGCTGATGGTGTTGGCCATGGTTCAGCCCTTGATCCGCTTCTGGTAGAACTCGCCGAGGCGCGCCGCCGCAGCCGCGAAAATCCGCATCAGGTCCCATCGCTTGCGGATGTCGGCAGAACGGACACCAACGAACAGTGGCCCGCGCAGCCGGTTGAACTTATCGAACATCAGCGGCGGCTTGCCCGCGATATTCACCGATACCAGCTCATGGCCGTACTGCTTCGGCGAGTGCACGCCAGCCGGCAAGTTGCCCTCGATCGGCAGCCACAGCAGCGGCCGGCCGCTGATCGTCATGCCGAATTCGAACACGCCCGCGAACGGAATGCGGTCGAAGATCACCGCCGCGGGGTTGACGCCTTGGTTGTCATAGAAACTGTAACTCACCGCGCGCTGCCATCGTTCGGAAAAGCCGGCGCCCGCGATATTGGCGCGACCCTGCTTGACGGCCAGGTCGGCGGCGTCCCGCACGGCACCCGCTGAGGCGTCTTCGATCTGGCGCTCGATCTCGTCGAGCAATTTTTCCAGCACCGCCTCCTTCGCCGAGAATACCAGTTTCACGCATCCAGCTCCTTGAGCACCTTGTCGATCGATGTCTTGTCGCCCTGTGCGCCGACAGCCGAGATTACCAGTTGATTGGCGCGGTCGATCTTGTCCACCCTGCCTGTTAAATCGAGCCAGGCAAAAAGCTGGCGCGGCGTCAGCGTCATTGCATAGTCGGGCGGTAAGCCTCGGGTGACGACGGCTGCGATGCCGATGGCGATTTCTTCAAGCGCACCTTGACGGGTTTTGCTCCCTCGCCCGCCCCGCCGATCAGGGCCGTCATTTCTTCGACGAAAGAGCCGATCCCGTTTGGGAATGTCAGGGAGAAGATGGCGCGCAGCAACTTGATCTGTTGTTCGGGCAGCAACGTCGCCGCGTGCTGCTCGTAGGCTTCCTCAGCCGGATGACCGCAGCCGGCCGCGATGATTGGCCCGACCGCCGCCCCGCATCCTGCGATCAGCCGTGGCACCATATCGCCACCGCTGTTGCCAGCGAGCGACTTGATGGCCGGAAACCGCGCCACAATCGACGCGATCACGTCGACGGAAACGCCGCGCACCTTGATCCGCAAGTCGCCGATCGTGACGACGGCGACCGCAGTCGAGGGCGCAATGTCCAGAAGGTCAGCCATCACGCGGTCGCCACTTCATCGCGAACGGTCCACTTGCCGAAACTGCCGTTGGCATCGCGTTGCACCTCGGCCGTCAGTTCAAGCGTGGTGAAGGTGTCCTCCGCGGTGATGAAGGAAAAGTCGCCTTCCGGAATGAACGAGACGGTGGCGTCGAAATCCACCTTCTGGCCGATGTCGTTGGTGCCGACTACCTTGATGTCGCCAACGAACTCGGTCTTCTGCAGGGCTTCGATCGTGACGTTGCCATCAGTGTCGGTGCCCGGCTCGCCGAGCGCGAAGTAGGCGAGATTTTCCCCGGTGATCTCGTCGAGGGTGACCTTGATGGTCGCGGAGATCTGCGTGATCGCTGTGAAGTCCTTTGTTTTTACGCCTTCTCTACTCGAGAAATGCTCGAGCTTTTCAATGGCCGGGGTATACACAAATGACGGCGCGTTGCCGAGGTCGCGATAGGTACTCTGACCGACCTCTTTGAAGCTCACTATGCCTTTTCCTATGTGGTAATTTTGTACGTTCGGGCTGGTAGGCATGGCATTACTCTCCTTTTAGAGTTCGTCAGGTTTCAACCAATACTTGAACGTAAACTGCGCCCGTAGCGCGCCGTGCAGCGAGCGCATCCAGCCGACATCGGTCTGGCATCCTAGATAGCGGATCGCACCGTCACCGCGCGGACTGGACCCGGCGACCAGATTGTTCAGATCGGTGTCGAGCAGCACCCGCCGGATCAATTCCCGCCGCAGCGCGGTCAACTCGGAACCCACCTGTCCGGCAGTCTTTTCGGCAATCACGATTTCCGGCGTCATCCGCACCATGCCTCGGCTGTTGGATGGGCGGTTTTGCAGGTCGTCGGATTCCTCGTCGGCGTCGAACACGCACACCGCCGGCAACTGGTCCTCGCTGATGTCAACGTTGTTGCGATGAACCGAGCGCATGCCAGGGATCGCAGCCACCACCACGAGCAGCCGCGCCAAGATGTCCTCGCGAACGTCAGCCATCACTCGCAGCCTTCAGCAAAAACCGCACCTCGCCGAGCTCCTCGCCGTTCGGGCTGCCGCGCAATTCATAGGAGCGCACGGTCCAGTCCCGGCCGTTGAACGTCAGGCTCGCATCCTGCCAGTCGTCGCGGCTGATGCCGTTCTGCTCCAGCTCGGGAATCCGCACGAATGCGCCGGGACCGACGCTGCGCACTTCCGCCGATCCGGCCGGCAACACCTTGGGCCTGGTGTCGTCGATCACGGTCAGGGTCACTTCATTTTCGCCGTTGATGAAGGTCGCCGGAACCCCGATCTCGGCATAGACCGGATCATAGAGCAGCGCGCTGTAGTCGATCATCCCAGCGCGCTCAATTCGCTCAGGCCCGTGGTGTCGGGCAGCGGATCGTAGATGGTGATGGATTGGGTGGCGGCGGGTGGAGAACCGTTGATCGAAGCCAATGCCGCGACCAATGCTCCCGGTGGCCAATCACTTGTCGTCAGTACAGCACTGCCAACCGTGCCCCCGTTAGCCGCGAACTCGGCGCGTGATGGCGTGGACGTGATGGCGATAGCGTTGCTGCCAACGCCGCCACTGTTGATACAATCCGCAACAGTAGCTTCTGCGTCTCCGTTGTAACTGCCAAAAACAATACCATTGGGTGCCCCGGCACGGCCTTCGAAATATACCGCATCATTGCCATTGGCAGACATGATGTAATAACTCAGCCCGCCTTCTTCCGATACCGGGATCGTAAATGCGAACCGGATCGTGCATCCTGCGGTAATCGTGGTCCGCGCCGCGCCGATAAACCCGATATCGGGAGCGCCACCGGCTACCGTGCCGCTGTTGTCGTAGCCATACGCGTTGAGATACGCCGGATTGTACCCGGTCGGGCCATAGGCGTTCTCCGTATTCGGATCATGTCCCAGCAGCGTATCGATAGCCACTTCAGCCCCGTTGCTCCACGCTCGCCCCTGCGGTGTGCCACCGAGAAAATCGATGTGGATTTTGGCGTTGGCGGGCACCCAGTCCGGAACATCTCCGCCGCCACCGCCGAGATCTTCCGGCGTCAACAATCCATCGAGACCCTGGCGCAACGTAGTTTCGCTGTCGCGCAGATTAAGCAGGATGGCGTTGCGGATATCTGACGCCGCCTGCGCACCACCGCCGCCGCCGCCGCTTAACTCGAGACTGCAGAGGGCATTGCGCAGAATCGCCTCGTCGCTGATCGAACGCATGAAGCCGCGGCGCGCCTCGCGCAACGGGTTGTCGACTACGCTGCCGGACGAGATATTCAATTCAGCCAGCAGCGCTTGCAGTTTTTCATCATCCGCCCCGCCCAGAAAGGCGGCCTGGATGCGCCTGATCAAGCTGGCCATTGGCCGTCTCTCCGGAACGCAAACGTGCCGATGTCCTCGCGACCGAGTTCGGTCTCGATCATGCTTTCCGAGACCAACGAAAAGCCTTCACACTTCATGGCCCATACGAGCCCGTCCCGCGTGAAGTACCAGCAATGCTCATCCGGCTTGAAATGCTTCGATCGCAGCACGTGTTCCGCGTCAGTGAAGATCGGCAGCGACAAGAACAGCCATTCGCGGACATTGGCCAACAACGCAGGATAATCCGGCATGTGCTCAAGCACGTCCCACATCGATGCGGCGTTGAATGGCGCTGAATATGGATCAACCAACAGGTTGCGATCCCTGAGCCATCCGATCCCGCACGGGTTGACATCGTAGCCCGTAGTGCGGCGTTTCCTTGCGTCGATAAACGCTCCGCTTCCAATGCCAACATCAAGCAACGGTCCC